GACTATGCACACCTATCCAGCACGACAAGTGGCGTATCAGACGTGCTGAGTGGGATAAGATACCACATGAATTGTTTGTAAAGGAGAATGATGATGACTAGACAGGAATTATTTGAGTGGCTAAACACCTGCCCTGACCATCATTGGGATGTAGTACATGATGACGAGGGTCATGTAAGAGTTTTGTTTTGGTTTGATGAGGAGCAGGATGATGAATAATGACTACGAAGCTATCAAAGAATATGTGTATGAACACTATGCACATTTCGGTGCATACCCAATGGAAGTTGAAACAGATACACAAGTGTATACCTTTGACCAATATTGGGCTATCTTAGATGCAGAGGAGCATGACGATGAGTGACAATTACGACAGCGGCTTTGACCTTGTGTTATCTGACTATGAACGCAGGGATTTGATTGCCCACTATGAAACTGATTCACTGCCTGACTACATGGCGTGTGATGAAGAGGATATGTGGTATGGGTATCAGATAGGTGACAGGATGTTTGACCTAAACGTATGGACTTGCAGTCTATCAGATGAGATTGTCTGCACAGTCTATGAATGTGACTGGATAAACGATAACTGGCAGACTAACTGCCGACATAGCTGGACACTAACAGAGGAGAATGACAATGTTACTACATGAGTTTTACAGTGATGAAGATTGCAGTCGTGGTATGGGTGCATACCGCAAAGCGACTGTCTTTCTTGAGCAGGATGGTAGCTATACTGTATACATGATGCAGGATGGTGCCATCATTGAGGAACGTAACATACAAGGACACAGTGAGGTGTATGCCGAAAACTGTGCAGAGAACTGGGTACTAGGAGTAATCACATGAACAGATTTCTAATTGACCACCACCCTGATGCAATAGCTAAGTCATTGTGTGACCAGCATATTGTCAAAATGCCATTGGAAGAAGCACAGATGCTATGCACTGCACTGTGGCATCATGCCCCTGAGTATGCAGAGGTCAAGGGTTTGTACAAGCCTGTGCATCAGAAGCACCCCTGCACACTGTGGGCAATGGATAACCAGCGTAACTACGCCTTTGCTTGGCGGTTGTATGACGCAATGTTGCGTGAGTACACCCACCGCTACGGCAAAGAACACGGTGCAGGTAAGCACCTTCGTGCGTTGGAGTTTGGTGTCTGCAAGATACCTGATACAACTAACTTTATGACACCGCACCCGCAGTGTTTCAGCGGTCATGATCATCTCAAGACAGATGAGAACTGGCCTATCATGGCGTACCGTGCGTTCTATTGTGTTGACAAAGCTAAGTTTGCACGATATAACAAAGGACGTTCTAAACCACAATGGATGATTGAAGGAGAGGAGATTTTAAATGGCTAAAAATTTACAAAATATGACTACAGATGAACGCATCTCATATTGGGAAAAGGTGCGTGAGAAAGAAAAATGTCAACGTGCGGTAAAGATAAACAAGTTATCTTATCAGCAACGTATGGCAGTCGTTGAAGTAAACAAATTGTTAGATAGCATTCTTGACACTGCCCTGTACCCCGACATGGGTGGCATCAAGGCGGTGTCAGCCTACGAACTACAAGAGTTGTCTGACGCAAAAGATACACTTGCATTTCAATTTAACCTGTGATATAACACAATATCACTTAACGGTATGAAAGGAGAAACACCATGCCATTAGATTTTACAGCAGACCAAATCGTTCCAGACCACATCAACTTCCCTGTGGAGTTTGAGCCTACAGAATATGATAAGTCCAAGTACGTCATCAACGGTAACACCGGAGACTATCTTGGAGTCGTCGGTAATAGCTTCAAATGCGCCAACCACGGTGACTTCTTCGTGGGTGTGCATGACACCATCACGGAGAACCTTGGCGAAGCAGAGTGCGAGAGCATGAACATCCGCTTCAAGACTGCACGTAACAACGCATGGGCTATGGCCGACATGTCCCTGCCTGAAGTGACTGCACGTATTGAGTCCGACAAGCACAGCACCACGATTGCACAGCGTATCATTGCCCTGCATGGCGTGGACGGTAGCTGTTCCAATCAGGTGTATTTTGGTGCCATCGACTTCTTCTGCACCAACGGCATGATTACCGGTGAGTATGACGACATCCGTAGGAAGAACACCAGCGGGTTCGACATCGACAAGTTCATTCGTGAACTGAAAGGCTCGACGCAGGCTTTCTACGCACAGTCGGAGAGGCTGCAGCAGTTCGCAAACAAGACACTGTTTGTCGGTGATGTGAAAGCCATGCTTGAGTCCCTGCTCAAGTCAGACCGTGTAGCAGAGAAGATGCTTACCTTGTACAACCAAGAGGCTGCAACCCGTGGGCAAAATGCTTGGGCATTGTACAGTGCCTTCACGAACTACGCCAGCTATGCCGACGAGCGTAATGGTTTCGGGCTGCGTAACACCGGCAAGGATACCAACGCCATCACGATGTTCCGTCGTGAAAATCAGGCTGCACAGTGGGTGAACAGCCGCGAGTTCAAGGAGTTACTGGCAGCATGAGGACAGTCGAAGACTTAGTATTGACATACTATTCTTCCAACAATTTCAACATGTTGAGGGACAAGTCTAAGAGAGACTATCAATACTTCCTCAACGTGTTGATTGGTGAGTTTGGTTCTGTCGAGTTCGATCAAGTGTCGAGCAGGCAGGCCAAACATGCCTACGAAGAATGGGTGAAGCGTGGCATCTCATTTGCCAATCACGTGTGTACCGTGTCGTCGCTAGTGTATCGCTACGCCATCGACATGGAATACGCAATGGTCAATCCGTTTGCCAACATCAAACGCAAGACACCACCACAACGTAAGGTAGTGTGGACAGAGGAGCATGTGCGTCAATTCCTTGACAGGGCGTATGGCCTGTGGGGTAGTCGTAGTGTCGGCCTCATTGTACACATGGCTTACGAGTGGTGCCAGCGTCTGGGCGATATGCGCCTACTCAAGTGGGACAACCTCGATATGGATGGTCGTAAGCTGCATCTGGAACAGAGCAAGCGGAGAGCAGAGGTATGCCTGCCAATCGAAGATGACCTGTACGAGATGCTCGTGCAGCAGAAAGAAGACTTCGGCTTTCAAGCCTACGTAGCGCCTCGTGTGTTCCCGTATAGGGGTGAGTACCACCCATACAGCTTAGAGCGGTTCAGCAAGGCTGGTAGGGACGTTATGAGGGCTGCTGGCTTGCCGGAGGAGCTACGGCTGATGGACTTACGTAGGACAGGCACAACACAGATGGTTGAGGCTGGTGTTCCTATGGGTCAGATCATGTCCGTAACAGGACACACTAACCCGCAGTCGGTGAAACCTTACATGAAGAATACGTATGCCAGTGCAAATAGTGCATTGACAGCACGTAAATCTCATGGTAAAAGCACTTAACTGCCGCAAAGGAAAGTGATATATACATGGATAATATATATAACATTGTAAGTGATATGGATGTGCCTGTAGGTACAACCGTACGTACGAGTTGCCCGAACTGTGGGCAGCGTACATTCACTGTCACGAACAACATGGGTTCCCTCGTGTGGAATTGCTTCCGCGCATCGTGCAACGTCAAGGGCGGTACTCGTGTTCGCATGAGTGCTGATGACATCCGTGCTGGCTTTGCCGGTGCAGAAGAGTTCGCACAAGATACATTCGATCTCCCACCCTATGTGGTGAGGAACTTGGATGGCCTACACATCAAGCGGTTTTGCGCTACGTGGGACATCTCTCCCGAAGAGCTTGGCCTCATGTACGATGTGAAGGAGGATCGCCTTGTGTTCCCCATCAAACACGAGGGACGTATCGTGGATGCTACAGGCAGGTCGCTAGGCAAGCGCCTACCTAAGTGGAAGCGGTACGGAAGAAGTGGCTTGCCATACACATCAGGCTGTGGTAAAGTCGCCGTAGTTGTTGAGGACTGCTTGAGTGCAGCCGTTGTTGGTTACGGCACCTTTGTCGGGGTTGCGCTTCTAGGCACGTCTTTGCAAGAGTCGCATAAAAGGTATCTCTCGCAGTTCTCAACAGCCATCATTGCGCTAGACCCCGATGCGTTACCCAAGACTTTGCTCATGGCGAAGGAACTACGAGGACACGTGAACGATGTTCGTGTTCTCCGTCTAACCGACGACTTGAAATATCGTAACCCGACAGATATGGAGAATCTACATGGAACTATCAATCATTAGGAGCCTGATGGACAAGTCCTTCTACGATGACCATCGTGGCTCAAAGTGTCCGCAACGTCTATTCAGTAAGGACGTGCGGAAGATCAAGCAGTCTATCGACACTGCTATGGACAGGTACGAGCGTAGCGTCACGCCAGACGAGATCGAAGCCCTGTTCATGTCGGACAACCCGACACTGACTACGGCACAGAAGCAGGCGTATGCCAGCTTATTCTCGCAGATCAAACGCGAGGAACCTATGGGCGGTGACGTAGCACAGGAGGTGCTGTCCAAGCTGTTCCAGCAGGTTGTTGGCGAGGACGTTGCCAACATTGGCTTTGATATGGTCAACGGTGATGCAGCCAGCCTTGAGGCTCTGCGGAACCTGCTTGAGCGTTACGGTGACGACTTCATTCCCAATCTCAACATTGAGTGGGATGACATCACCATTGAGACACTCATGGACAAAGCAGAACTGGAAGCACGTTGGACGTTCAACATTCCTTCCGTCACTCGCAAGGTAGAAGGCGTGTCGGCTGGTCAGCTTATCGAAGTTGGCGCACGGCCCAACACAGGCAAGACATCGTTCCATGCAAGCCTGATCGCTGGCCCAAATGGGTTCGCCCATCAGGGTGCCAAGTGCATCATCTTGTGTAACGAGGAGCCTACTCACCGTGTCGGCGCACGATACCTGACTGCTGCTGCAGGCATGTCTGCTCGTGAGGTACGAGACAACATGTCCAAGGCAAAGGCTCTGTATGAGCCGGTGATGAACAACATCAAGATCAAGGAAGCGGGTGGCCGCGACATGGCATGGGTTGAGTCCGTATGCAAGTCGTACAAGCCTGACATCCTCGTGCTTGACATGGGTGACAAGTTTGGTGTGCAGGGTTCCTTTGCACGTCAGGACGAGGCACTCAAGGCGTGTGCTATCTATGCACGTCAGATCGCCAAGACATACGAGTGTGCTGTGTTCTACATGTCACAGCTATCTGCAGAGGCGGAAGGCCGGTCACAGTTGAACCAGTCCATGATGGAGGGTTCACGTACAGGTAAGGCAGCAGAGGCTGACCTGATGATCCTGATCGGTAAGTCACCATCCGTAGAGGGGCAGGAGGAAGACAGCCCCCTACGTCATATCAACATTGTCAAGAACAAGCTGAATGGCTGGCACGGTATGGTGAACTGTGAACTTGACTATCAGACAGCGAGGTACACAGGATGATAGAAGTAACGATAACAGACGACATGCTCCTCAAGGCGCGTGAGAAAGCCGTCGAGATGGGCAAGCTGCACAACTCTATCTTGCGCGGCAAGGGTAACATGTCCGGCTTCATTGGCGAACAGATAGCCCTGCACGTATTGGGCGGCACGTGGGAGAACACCTATGACTACGACATGAAGGTGGGAAACACACGCATTGACGTGAAGACAAAGCAGACATCAGTCAAACCCCTGCCTCACTACGAGTGCAGCATCGCTGCTTTCAATACCAAGCAGGACTGTGATGGCTATGCGTTTGTTCGTGTACTGAACGATTTCTCTATCGGCTGGTTCCTTGGAGTGTTGACAAAGCAGGACTACTTTGATAAAGCTACCTTCTTGAAGAAGGGCGACGTTGATCCGTCAAACAACTACACAGTCAAGGCAGACTGTTACAATGTACGAATAGATGCACTGGGAGATACACTATGAAGATTACACTGGACGTAGAGAATACCGTTACAAAGCGTGATGGTAAGATACACATGGACCCATTTGAGCCAGACAATACGCTGGTCATGGTGGGTATCCTTACGGATCAAGGGCAGTGCCTGACGTTTCCGTTTGACCATGCGGATCGTCCTAATCAGGATGATTACTACGAGCGTGTCCAGATGTTTCTTGACGAGGCTACTATTCTCATCTGCCACAATGCAGCGCACGACTTGCTGTGGCTGTGGGAGTCTGGGTTCAAGTATGACGGCCCTGTGTACGACACGATGCTGGCAGAGTATGTGCTGCAGCGTGGTCAGAAGCAGCCGCTATCGCTTGAGGCATGTGCAGAGCGTTACGATCTGGACACCAAGAAGCAGGATACTCTCAAGGAGTACTTCGCCAAGGGCGTCAGCACTCGTGACATTCCGTACAATGAACTGACTGAGTATCTTATCGCTGACCTTGAGGCTACGCAGCAGCTTGCTAATCGGCAGATGCTACGTCTCAATCGTCAGGACGACGCCGGTCCGAAGGGTACGGTGGAGCTTACCAACGAGGTTGCTGTATGCCTAGCACGTATCTATCAGCGTGGGTTCAAGGTTGACCTTGACGTGCTTGAGGACGTACGTGTTGAGTTTGAGAACGAGCGTGACCAGTTGCAAGAGGACTTGCAGGCACATGTTCGTGACCTGATGGGTGATACACCTATCAATCTCAACAGCCCAGAGCAACTCTCTTGGGTTGTATACAGCCGCCGTGTTGTAGACAAGCCCTACTGGGGCAACGCTATTGATCCCTACATGGATGAAGCAGACTTCCGCAGTCTCGTTGCTGCTGGTACAGAGAAGGTCTACAAGACAAAGGCCGTACAGTGCAGTGAGTGCAGCGGAACAGGATATGTACGAAAGGTAAAGAAAAATGGAACACCTTATTCAAAACCCAATCGTTGCAAGGTTTGCGACGGCGCTGGCTATACTCTTGATCCTCTGCCTAATCTTGCGGGTCTACGATTCAAACCGCCGTCCGCAAAGTGGGGGTCCGCAAACGGATTCAGCACTAGTAAGCAGAACCTTGAGACACTTGAACGAGCAGCACGTGTCAAAGGAATGACAGACGCTGTGGACTTCCTGTCAAAAGTACGACGCCTGTCTGCAGTCGAGACATATCTGTCTTCGTTTGTAGATGGCATCCGCATGTACACCAAGCAGGATAACAAGCTACACGTCCGGCTGCTGCAGCATCGTACAGCGACAGGTCGCTTCTCCGGTGCTGACCCGAACATGCAGAACATGCCACGCGGTGGTACGTTCCCTGTCAAGAAGGTATTTGTATCTCGCTTCGACGGAGGCAAGATCATGGAGGCTGACTTTGCACAGCTAGAGTTTCGCACTGCAGCCTACCTATCACAAGATGGAGTTGCTATTGAAGAAGTATCTACTGGATTTGATGTACACAGCTACACCGCTAAGGTTATTACCGATGCTGGTCAACCTACGGATCGCCAGACTGCGAAGGCTCACACGTTTGCACCGCTTTATGGCGCAACGGGCTTTGGGAGAACGGCAGCGGAAGCAGAGTATTACACACACTTCACAGAGAAGTACGAAGGGATCGGGGTATGGCATACCCGACTGGCTAAAGAGGCTGTAACTACACGTAAGATTACGACACCTTCAGGCCGTGAGTTTGCTTTCCCTGACGTGTATCGTAAGCCATCAGGTCGTGTGTCACACTTCACACAGATCAAGAACTATCCTGTGCAGTCGTTTGCTACAGCAGACATTGTGCCTCTGGCCCTGCTGCACATTGATAAACTGCTTGACGGTATGCAGTCATGTGTGGTAAACACTGTGCATGACTCAATCGTCATTGATGTTCACCCAGATGAAGAAAGGAGTGTTATCGAAGTAATATCCAAGACTAACAAGGAGTTACCTAACTTGATTACTATACGTTGGGGATTAGTATTCAATGTTCCCTTGCTTTTAGAAGCAAAAATCGGCCCCAACTGGCTTGACACCAAAGACGTAGCGTGATATAACTACGTCTCTTAACTCAAAGGAGGAGTATAAACACATGGAACTTACAACTATCGACACTAACAACTACGCCGCTATGGCAAAGGCTATGGGCATCGCCAATGAGGCACCTGCCCAGCGCAAGCAGGCCAGCACTCTCGCTCGTCTGCGTATCAATCACTCACCTGTCATGGGTGAGGCAGAAGTAAAAGGCAAGACCGTCAACATGGAAGTGATTGGCGGCGGTACGTATAAGCTGGAGGTGCCAGATGGCCCTACATATTATGCGGAGTCCGTGAAGATTCGTCCGTACCTGCAACGCTTTATGTACAAGCGTTTTGTGCGTGGCAGTGGTGACGCACCTAATCGTTATGTGAAGACCGTTATGGCTGACAACCTTAACATTGATCTCAAGGACAATGATGGCGGCTTCAACTGTGGTAAGCCTGCTGGTTACATCCAAGACTTCAAGGCTCTGCCGGAGAAGACACAGGAGCTTATCAAGCAGATCAAGCGTGTTCGTGTTGTGCTTGGCACAGTCGAACTGGTCAATGCTACAGATGCATCAGGCAATCCTGTAGAGGTGGACGAGACACCGTTCATCTGGGAAGTAGATAACCGTGACGCATTCAAGAATGTAGGCGGTGCATTTACCCAGCTTGCCAAGATGAAGCGTCTGCCTGTGCAGCATCTGATTACCGCTAATACAGAGGAGCGTAAGATTCCTACTGGTGCGGTATTCTATCTGCCGGTTGTATCTCTTGATGTCACTAAGACACTGGAACTTACTGAGACAGAACAGAACATGTTCGCTGACTTCATGCAGTGGGTACAGAACTACAACGAGTACATCATCAATGCCTATGCGGAGAAGGCTACTAGCCGTAACGACGAGGACGACGAGATGATCGTAGATGGTCTTGTTGATATCGAAGTAGAAGAGGTAGCGTAATGAACCACCCTGCTGAACTGGCGTTGCATCAATACATGGAGAATGCTGCTAAGGGTAAGTCCACTATGTCTATAGAGACTATCCGGCAAGTACGTCTTGATGTGTCTGCTGCACTTGGACGCCAG